TTGTCATGATTTTTTAAAGGTATATTTGTATCTAAGTGGTCTGCAAGTAATCCTTTTAAGTAATAACTATATCCTGAATTTTGATATTGAGTTTTTAGGATTCTTTCCTTACAAGGTTCATCTAATTTTAAATGTTTTTGTCTTTCTTTTTTAGACAAACTCATATATTCTTCATTAATTATTTTCATTATGTAGTTTTATCAGTTTCCATGAAGTTTTCTAAACCTTCTGATTCTTTTTCTTTTTGTTCTTTCTTTTTGACAACATAAACATCTTCGTCTGGTAACATAATGTCTGGGTCAAAACCTTGTACATCATAGATTGTTTCATCACCCTCATTTACTGTAAAGGTTTCATATTGTCTATTCTCAATAATTTTATTTTTGATATGTGTTTGTTTCTTTTCTTTTTGTATTCTTCTTAGAAATGCATAGTATATTATTTGGGTAAAATATGCAAAAGGATTCTTTGACTTTTCTGGGTCAAAGTTATGTATGTATTGTAAACAATTTTCTATGCCATCAGATACCATTTCTGAACGATAGGTATAGTTAATAAAGTTAGGTCTATAAGATAATCCATTTGCAATCTTTAGAAAACACTCACCTATGTAATTAGTTACTTGTGGTCTTTCCTCACCTGTTTCTTCTGCATCAACACACTTTTGTTTCCATTCTTTCATGGCTTCTAGAAACTGTTTGTTATCTATATAATGAGCATTCTTTTTTTTGTCTTTTGCCATTTTTATTCCTTAAAAATAATATGATGTAATGATACCAAACTCAAACATATTATGTCAAGTTATATCTGTGTTTTTTTTGTAAAAACTTTTTTTGATTTATTATTAAAAAACACTTGACAATCCTTGTATAAAGCTATTATAATCGTTGTGTTCCGCCGAGAACACTATATACTCTAAAGAGATGGATTAATGTTTTGTACCACTACATGGCAAACTATCCATTTCTTCTTCTGTCAATTCTTTCAATGGGTCATCTCCTTCCTCAATATTTGTTAAAGCAGAAATATATTGTTTAAATAATCTTTTTACTTCTTCTGTTGCAATCTCTCTATCTTCTTCATCAACATCTTCTGGGAAACTTGGTTGAATAGATGGTTCAAAATCTTTTCCTACCATCTCAGCTTCTGCTTCATTGTAAGTATTCAACATAAAATTATAATAATTATTTAAAGCATAAGATGCTGGAGCAACTGTAATAATAGTTGACTTCTCAATATCTAACTCATCTGATTCGGTAAATGGTTGTAACCAACGAGATAAAGTTAATGCTTCAACAATACCTTTCTTAGTTACTTTATTTTTTAATTCCATTTTGAGTGGGTGTATCACATGTAAAGTAGGTGAACCCTCATCTAATCTTGTGGGTATACAAGTACAAACGATACTTTCGCCGTTAGCTAATTTTAATATCCTAGTCGTATTATCTTCCATATTATACTCCTTTATATTCTAACTTTGTTAATCTCATAATCAAATTCTTCTTCATTGTATATATTTATTCTTTCTAAAAAGTGATTAAGTGTAAAATTCTTTTTATCCTTATAGGTAAAATCATCAGCAATATCTAAAAGGGTTGTATGTACCTCACCCATATTCGGTCTACGCAATCCACGACCAATAGATTGTAACACTCGAATTCTGCTTTTACTTGGACTTGCGAACACGACATTGTGCAAGTTCCTAATATTAATGCCAGTACTAAATGTACCATATGACGCCACGATAATCGCATTTGTTTCTTTCTCTGTGATTTCTCTTATCTGTTCTCTTGTTTCTGTATCAACTCCACCATGTATAAAAAATACTTTTCTATCTAAATCTTTCATTGCATTATACAGTACTGAGCCGTGTTTTTCGACTAGTTGATACAAGCAGAGGGTGTTACCCTTTAAATTATCGCAAAGACCCTTTATAAAGTCATTACGAGTCTTGTGAGCGACAATATACTGTAGTTCCTCACTATATTTTAAGTCCTTTACTGCTTTACAATCACTTTCACTATGTTTTAAAACAATACACTTAATTTTCAATTCAGCAAGTGTATCTTTGTCCATTAATTCTTTTGTGGTTGTTACCTTTTCAACCTTTCCAAATAATCCTTCTAAAACCAATCTGTGTGTCTGTGTACCATCTAAAGTTCCTGTCATACCAAAACGATATTTACAATCTATTAGTTTTGTCATAATCGTTGTCAATGATTTAGATTTAAACAAATGAGCTTCATCTCCAACCACACAACCAAATTTTTCAAAGTATTTCTTATCTAATTTAAATAAAGATTGCCAAGTAGAAATGATTACAGGTTTATCTGTTTCTTTTTCATGACCCTGATATATTCTATGTAAGTATTTATCACTCCAACCATAGTCAATAAAATCAGAATACATTTGTTCTACTAGTGATGTAGTTGGTACAAGAATTAATATTTTTTTATCTTTCAATAGATAGTGGTAAAACCTTATCAATGCATAAATGATTAATGACTTTCCACTAGCAGTTGGTGATACTAACATACCTCTATGATTACTTAATGCATATTGTATTGCGTTGAGTTGATAATCTCTTACCTCTAACTCTTTTCCTTTTGATTTTGGTTTGAGAGATTTTACAAAGTCTGTTACTTTTTTTATATCTAGACTATCACTATCATCAACATCTTTTGCAACAACACATTCAATATCATTTCTCTCACAAAACTCTTTGATGTATGATAACAGGCCCACATATATTTGTCCAGTTTTTTGTGAGAATAATCTTATCTTACCATCCCATATTTTATTTCTATATGCCGGCATGAACTTATGGCCAGGCACTTCAAAAGTAAAATAATCTACTAATGCACGACACATGCCGTCATTGTCACACTCAATGTGTAAGTAAACTTCGTTAAGTTTAAATATGTGAATTTTGTAATGTGTGTGGTTGTCCATAGTCACCTCTTAATATTATATTCCATGAAATACTAATTCTATCTTTTTCTGTTGTTGGCACCCAATGTTGTAACCAACTTGGGAATATTAATCCCATTCCCTTTTGAGAATTAAACTGTACCATACTTGAATTATCAAATGTAGTATATTCTAAGTTTGGGTGTAATACACTTGCTTGTGGTCGTGGGTCAAAAAATTGTATTGGAGCTCCATCTTCCAAATAATATACTCCAGAAAATACATTATTAGAATGTGTATGTGGTGGATGTGAATCACCTTTCTTTAACATGTTTGCCCACATACCTGTTATTTCTAATGTATCATATCGGTATTTAGATTCTCTACAAATTTTTTCTGTTATTTCAAAAACTTTTCTTTTAAATGAAGGTAATTTTTTGTGTAAGTCATCCTCAGTTTGTATAATCATTCTTGTTTTTGATAAGCGTAATTCTTTTAAAACAACACCATGCTCATCGCTACCCATATTGTATTCAAACTGTGATACAATTGTAGGAAATAATTTATGTTGTGTTACATCAACCATGATACAATACTCCAGCGTGTTCCTTGTGTAATTTTTTTAACTTCGTGTGGAAACATAAAGTTTGATGGAAAAATTAATGCTTCACCTGTTTTAATCGTTGGTTGTTCTTCTGAAACTAAAAACTCACCACCTTTAAAATTATCATTTAAAAATAACAAAACAGATGCTTGTGGGTAACCATATGTTTGTCCATGACTATGATGTATGTTATCACAATGTCTTGACATAAATCCACCAATATCATATTTGTTTAATCTAAAATCTGTTGTCTTCTGCACAACAAAATCTCTGTCGTGAAAGCTTTTCATCTTTACTGTATATTTTTTTGCAACTTCTGATACAGCATCTTTTAAGTTATTGTAAAATATATTATCTTTACGAATCCATATTTCATCCATCTCTACTCTTTTTTCATTTGGGGATAGACCTTTATGTGTTGAGTAAGTTGATTTGACATAATTAAATTTATGGTCAATTATCTGATTACATAATTCAACACTCAATATATTTTTATAATGTCCTACCCAATCAATCCACTTCATCAATAACAACTCTCGTATCATTTGGTTTTAAAGATTTATTTCTATTATACCATTCAGATTTTTCTTTATCTTTGTATGTTGTTTTAAATACCACACAAGTTCTTAACTGATAACATTCTCTACTTACAGGTTGAGCTTGATGCAGTAAACTTGCAGTAAAAATTATACATCTGTTTCCTACATAGTTAAGATATGTTGGGTGTTGGTTTGTTTCTTGAACTAATGTTCCACCACCCCAATCGTTTTGCCAATCTAATCTAGGATAATATATCATAGTTAAATCACCATCATCTTGATGTATGTGTGGTTCTATTCCATGTGTGTGTGCATTGAAGTAAACTCTTTCCATATTTACTTCATAGTTTCTTTGAATACTATTCCATATTGGTTCTACAAATTCAAAACCATTTTGATTACATTCATCTATGTT